ATGGCAACATTTAAAGCAATCATCAAAAAAGAAAAAATGCGTTCCGATAAGACATGGAATGTTCTTATCAGGTTAACACATGAGAGAAAGATAAGATATATCTCCACTACCATGTATGTCACCAAGAAAGATATTACCTCCGGCTTCAAAATAAAGAATCAGCAAATAATCGATAGATGTGAAGAGTTAATCAAAATTTATCGGGAGAAAATATACAAACTGAATCTAGAATTGAATGCCATAGACATAGACACCATAGCCGAATATCTTAAATCATCCAAGGATGACAAAAGCGGCATTGATTTTATTTTATTCGCAAAAAAGTGGTGCGCTTCACATCCTGAGATAAAGGGTATGAAGAATTACACAACAGCTTTAAACTCATTTTGTACTTTCTTTGGAAGAGAATCTATTCTTTGTAACGAAATAACAGTTCAGAAACTAAAGGAATTTGAAGAATACCTGTCTGAAAAGAAACGGGCACAATCACTATACCCCAGCGTCATCCTGCGTCTATTTACAGAGGCAAGGGAGTATTATAATGACGAAGACAATGACATTATAAGAATTAAGCAGAATCTTTCAAAATATAAGCCAAAACAACAGAATGTAGCAGAGAAAAGAGCTTTACCGGAAGAAACTATAAAAACTATATTTACTCTCCCTTACGATAACAAAAAGATTAAGGGATATACCAGTAGGCATGACTTGGCGAAAGATTGTTTTATATTATCATTCTGCCTAATGGGAATGAACTCTGCCGACCTATATAATGCAACTGAGTTTGACGGGGAATACATAACTTATTACCGTACCAAGACCAAAGACAGAAGAAATGACAATGCCAAAATGATTGTTCGCGTACATCCAATTATACAGCCACTCGTAAATAAATACAAAGGCAAAGAACGCGTATTCAACTTTTACGAGCGTTTTTCTTCTATGGCAGACCTCAATCGAGCCATCAATATAGGGCTAAAAGAGGTTGGATACAAAATAGGCATAGACAATCTTCAATTCTATGCAGCCCGGCATTCTATGGCTACGATAGCAATAAATAAGGCTGGTATAAACAAGTATATTGTCAACGAAATGCTTTGCCATACAGACTCGTCCATGAAAGTTACAGACCTCTATATACAGAAAGATTTTACGCCTATTAATGAAGCCAATTTCAAACTTATCGAATATGTGTTCGGAAAGAAATAGTATTGCTTTCTGTAGTTGGGCAACTACGGGGATTTACATTTTAGAGGGGGCGACTATTCAGCCGTCCCTTCTACAAATCAGCGTATAATTGCTTGTACTGAAACTTCATTAAATTGATATTCTTTATTTTCAGACATATCTATTTTGTTTGTAAGCAAAGATAAAAGATAGACAAAAAAAGTAGCCTATAAGCTACCTTTTTTGTTCATTTTCTAATTTTACCTTCATACCAGCCTACGGGGAAGATTCCCGCTTCTGTCCTTTTAAATTCAACCTTCACCTTTTTACCATTAAAAGGAACTTCTACAACTTCAATTGCTCCACTATTATACATACCAGCATCAGGAAGCTTTTTTTTTGCCTCATAAAGTATTCGAGGCACATCTTGTTTTTTTTTCATGAATAAAATTGTTTATATATATATAAAAAAAATCGCAATACCCCTTTTTTATAAGGATATTGCGATACTATGATACTAATACAATGGTGCAAATATAATGGTATTTTTCAGAATAACAAAATTACCATTGAAATAAATCATAACTTATTCCTGCACCTACGTACACGCCGCCCGGATAACCATACCCAGCCTGCAACCCAAATCCCCAACGCTTCTTCTTCGACTTGGTGGGAACCGGATGATAGATGTCATTCGTTTCCACTTGATAAACGGTCTTTGGGAACACCTTTATGCTATCCAGCCGTGGGTCTACATATCCGCTCACCACCGCATGATACAAGCTATCTTCATACACAACCCGTTTGCGGTGAAGCAAGGTGTCACCTATACGTACTGTGTCATTCGGCAATATCTGCCAAAAGACCGCTATCGGTGCGGAGATAAGAACCGTGTCAAGTTTGACAACCGTCTGTATCTTCGTCTCGGTACGGATTTCTGCCGGCAAAGGCTCGTGCGGACGAAACCACGCCGCCACACAAGCGATTGCCAGCAATACAACTAATAGCCAGGGTAGTTTTTTCATAGCTTCAGTACCTGATTACGGTTTCTACCGTCCGCCCGATAACTCACATGCACCCAGGCGAAATTACTCTCATCAATCAACTGGTCGAAAGGAAGGTTCTTGCGAATATACTCGAACAGTAGCTTGTTCTGCTGTCTGTCTCCGGTATCAATGTCCGCCGCCTGCCCGCTCATGTGCTGGCTGGTTGTCGCACCGCCAACTGCCTTATTCAATGCCGGGCAACGGTAACCGCTGTTCACAACGATAGGTTTGCCATACCATTCGCGTAGCGGGTCAAGAACGTTATCTACCAATGCAGTCAGATTGGCTTCTATATCACAGCCACATCTGTTGTCAATTCCTTTGCGGTCGGCAGTTGTCGAACGGCAAAGTTCTTTTATCGTAAAATACTTCATACATCATTTGATTTAATATAAACATACACTACATTTGCAGAAGCCTTTGTTTAAACTTTAAGTTTATGCTAAAAAGGGAAGGGAGCCGTTGCGAAACACCTTCCTTCCCACGAATTAATAATCGCTCGGTGGCTTCCGCCCGCTACATCCCCGGACATCGCACCGCTTTGCTTCCAGCTTTATCTTCTCTATCTCCAGTGTAGCGTTCTTTTCGGTCAGCTCGCGGATACGCTGGCGGTCTTCATTCTTCTCGGCATAAAGCTGGTCTATTTTGGAATCAAGTTCCACTACCCTGTGTTCCTTTTTCTCGTACAGTTCCTTCCATTCAGCAGCATACGAGGTGATATTGTCAGCTTCCGCCTTTCTCGCTTCCGCAGCCGCCTTGCGCTTCTTGCTGTCATAGAACATGAACACACCGAAAAGAGGAAGCAGGATAGTAGTGACTATCCCGCCGGTGATGTTGAACAGTTCATTCAGTTCCTCCATCATACCTTCATCCCCGTTACATGTTCATCACTCCACCCCTTGGCATTCCAACCGAGAAGAATGCCGGCAATAAACGCACCGGTACTCACAATGCTTGCCCAAAACGGTACATACTGGTAATAAGCCAGCAGACCTACAATCACGGCCACCACAACAGCCAAAACAATCAGTTTCTTTTTCATCTACGAACTTTTTTAATTAAACAAAAAAAGCCCACGAACGCATCCTGTTAAAGACACGTTCATGGGCGTTAACCAATAAAACATGACAAATATACTCATTTACAATCACTTTTCAGCGAAAGTAAACAAGAAATTTATGAGTAGGGAATATCTTGCCAGGAAAGGGGTGCCAAACTATGGCAGTAGAATATCAGTAGAACCTATAAAATCTACCCACATTCTACCACACGGCTAAAATCAGGTGTTTTTTTCTTCCTTTTTACAGCCTTCAAATCACGTATTATTGTATTAGAAAGAACCTCTGAATACACCTCCGTAGTTCTGACGGAAGTATGACCAAGTAGCTTTTGGACGGTGGTAATCGGAACGCCCTGATGCACAAGCAGGGTCGCACAAGTATGACGGGCTGTATGATAGGTTATGTGCTTCTTTATCCGGGCTAAAGAAGCTATCTGTACAAGGCATTTGTTCACCTCGGAATTACTCCCAAAATTGGAAAAATCTTCAATATTATAGCGGTCTAAGATAGCCAGCGCTTTCCCCTCAAAAAGCAAATGTAGCGGAAGCCTTATTTCTACGCCGGTCTTGATTGACTTGAAGTGTAGCCACTTTTTACCGTTTATCTTGATAAAATTGGATGCAGTGAGCTGGCAGAAGTCTGAAAAACGAAGACCAACATAACAACAGAACAGGAACGCATCCAACACATGACGGAGCTTCTTATCTTCTACATTCAGGTTCTCCAGCTTCCGCAGTTCGTCCGGAGTAAGGAACTCATGCCGTCCCCTCTCCTGTTTTATTTTGTATTTGCGAAATGGATAAGCATCCGCATGGATATATCCCTGATTAATCGCTTCATTGACCAAGGTACGCAGCTGGCGAAGGTGCTTGGCTATCGTATTCACGCTATTGCCTTTTTCACGCAGGTAGGCTTCGAACTCCTTGAGGAAAGTATAAGTGATGTCCTTGAAGTCCAGTCCAGGGCGAAATTCCTGAAGTACGGTTATCGTTGTCATCAGGTTCTCTTTGGTACTTCTTTTACGGTCGGATTCCTGCACATAGATTTTGGCAAATACGGGGAAAGTGACATTGACCGGCTTGTCTTTCTTTATCGCATCTTTAAGTAGTGATAGCGTTACAGGAATGCCGCGCTTCCATAAGGATAACTCAATGGCTTGCAAGTGTAAAATAAACTCGAATAGCATTGTGTTCAGGTCATTCGCCTGAGGATGGTTACACACTTGAGAAGTTTGTTTATCCCAGTGTTCAGGTTTCAGATAAATGTTCGTTTTAAAGTATACTTTTCGTTGGTTAAGCAAGGCTTCTACTTGCACTAAGGCCGTTCCCTGTTTGTTTAGCTGTTTCTTTCGATTATACACTAAGCGGTATTTGATTTTATCCATTTTTAAGCCAAATGTACTTTTTTTGCTCGAGAAGCTGCAAACCGATGTGGGAGAACTGATTGGTACAACCACTATTGAAAAAGCGGGGTTGTTATCTCCGGATTTGTTCAAGGTATATCCTCATTTTGTAAATGCTTACGATTCCGTATATAAGATTGCAGACAATGTGACTAACTGGTATCGTGCCCCGATAGCGGTCTTATGCAATGATTCTGCTGATACGTGCATGGACTTTTTATCATTTATATACATACCAGATACAGGTATGGCGGCTTCCTTAAAAAGAATTTTAAAAAAGCCGCTTCAAGTAAAATACTACATAAAAGGACGTGACCTATTCGTATCATTTACATTCAATAACGAGTTACCTAATCATGCGTATATTTTATCGCCTCACGGTGTCCAACTGGTCGGAACACCGGACATCATCGACGATAGCTTCACGGAGATAACGGAGACGCTATAATGAGCTTCATTGTGCATCCGGTCACGGCTGGAATAGCTTATCGGCATCTTTTATACGAATAGACCTATTGCACTATTGTGCAATAGGTTTTATCTCCTTGTATGATTCGTCTATGAAACCAATATCTTTAATTATATCGCATTGGGTACTGCAATCGTATTTAAAGTAAACAGATTGCCCTTGTACTACAGTGAATACTACGTAAACATCCCAATTCTTATAAACCACTTTTATATCGGTAAATCCGGATGGTATGGAATAAAACTCTCCGACTATTCCATCGGAAGGTACTTTGTTTGCGTAGGTTGCCAATCGAACCCCTACGTTGTAGAAATTATGGCTTCCAATGATATTGAGACTTACTCCGTTCCATTGGACTTGATGGGTATAATGGATTGCAAAAGAGTTTGTAACACGTATTTTTTTCCATAACAGTTCTCCCACAACTTGCGCCAAGTCCTCTTTATTGATTAAAATCGGATTGCCGTTCTTATCCAAAGCACGTATATAATTTATCTCTTTTTTCTGGGGAAGTGCGCTTTCGACTTCCTTCATCGTTTTAATTGCTCCCATAATTATTGAATTTAAATTGAACATTATTTTAATCTTTTCTGAACACCACATCCTGAATCTTCCAGTTCCAGGTCTTGTCGTCCTTCTTCCCGCTATTATGGAAATTCAAGGCTGACTTAATGATGTTCTCCTTCAAATCGTTTTTCTTGAACTCGACTTCCGCCTTCTGCGGAAATTCCTTTACCTGCGCAGTATCTATCGAGATAATCAACGCAACCAATAATGTGTCTAACATAATCCTTTTTATTAATATTAATAATCGAATACCAATCTCCTTAATACGCTGCCGACCGCTATGCCGGCAGCATCCGCAAGTATGTCCAGCCAGTCCCAGCCCGAACCAACCTTGCAGTTCTTCCTGTACATCCAGTCAGCGGCTTCTTTCGTCACACCTGCCGTAACGGCACAGAGTTCACCCGCTGTCAGGGTGATAACAAAGCATGCAAAAAAATGCAGCAGCTTGTCGTTAATTCTTAAAAACATATCCATACATTTTTTTTTTAATTATGGAACCGGAAACGCTATAAAAGTATTTTCTGAAATACCCAACACACCCCATATTGCCAATGCTCCTGTAGATGAAATACACTCCAAATGAATACAGCCGTTTCCGGGAACATATATACCAGGTTCACCACTACCAAATATCTTTACTTTCCCATCAGAAACATTAAAGATAGTAAGAGAGCGTCCACCCCAAAAATCGTAATTAGAAGACAAAGCCACTTGAGACAAAGCACTGGTTATTACCATGTGGTCCATAAAGGTATCCGCTGTATCAGGGACTTTCCATATCTGCCCATTTTGAGAAATCCCAGGGGTAACACCCCTCTCTATAGTGACCTTATTCAAATGCACCTTTCCCGAAAAGTCCACATCACCTTCCTTTGTCCAGCTTACCGCTCCATTGGCTAATTTCCCGCTTCCATCCTTATTCAAAAGGGTTTTCCCACCGGCAATATTGACACTACCACTTTTTAAATCACCTGTAAAAGTCCCGTCTGCGCCATCCAGATGCTTCACCTTCAGATTATCCACGTCGATAAGGTCTGCGTCTATCTTCCTGGCGAGTAAAAGCTGTGTACCCAGTAGCGGGTATTCCTGGATGGATTTCCAGGAAGTAGTGTCCGGGTTCTGGGCCACATCGTCGAACGGGTGCATCTCGCTGTTTCCGGCCACCGGATTCATCCACATGAATACAAACCCCTTCTCCTTATCCAGGAAATATTCCCCGTTCTTATACTTGAACGGCAGCGGTTTCCAGTCACCATCGACCGGGAAGGGGGACGGGTTCTGCCGAACAATGCTGGCCCTCTTCTGAGCAAGAAGGGTCTCGCGGGCACTATCACGGTACGCTTCCACGATAATAGAATCCGCATTGCCCCACTTGTCAGACGGAAGGTAGTATTCCCATTCGGACGATGCACCGGGGGAATCCGCCGTACCGAGGTCCTTGCCTGCCGACTGGACATGCAGCCGCCAGAATACATCCAGAAGGGCCGCATCAGCCCCGCTGCGGTGCAGGGCTTTCAGCTTCAGCGGTGTAAGCTGCACATTGTTACAATCCACAGAGATGGCAGCCGGCTGGCACTCGATGTCAACGTATTCCACCGGGTCAGGCTCGCTGACAGCCACGACACTCAAAACCGCTGTCACCATCATAGCTCAATAGGATTAGTGTTCGTTGCGATTACTCTGAACGTCTTGGCCCGCGCCGCATCCGTATAGGTCAGTGCGATGTCCTTGCCCTGGAACTTGTTGCTGTCCTTTCCCGACAGTGTGAACGGATTGTTCTCGCCATCGAATGTGGCGAAGTCCCAGCTTGCCACCGCCACTTCCTCTCCAGACTGGCGTTTATAGGCATACGGAATAAGAGTTCCCGTCTCTCCCGCATATATCTGCCCGTCAGAAGCAAGCCCCTTGACCTTGAATGCCGCCAGTATAGGGTCACTAAGGTCGAACACGGTAATGAAGCCCTTGGCAATGACTTTCGCATTCTGCACAGCCTCACAACTTACCACCAGCGAACCGTCAATATCATTCGCGGCAATGTTCTGGGTTCCCTGTGTACCAAGGTTGGCCTCTCCCGATGGCAGCTGCTTCTTCCATTGGAGCGTAATGTTCCCCAAATCGTTGATAAGGTCTCCACCACTGTACAGCGATGCCTTCAACGTCAGCACTTCGGACGGATTGATTATCTGCGTACCCTTGTCAGAAGTAATGAACAACTCATACTGTTTACCGGATGATTCCTGGATGACAACATCCGTCGCAAGTTCGTTGAACGAGACCGTATGCCCGCCGATTTCAACTTCACCGGAAACGGTTATGCGGTCATTGTCATATCCGGAAATGGGCACGAGGTTCTTCATGACGCGAAGTCCGGTCATGGGATAGGACTGCGAGTCCACACTTACATTGTACCCGGTTACGCGTTTGAAAGTACCGGCAAACTGTTCCGTATTGCACAGCCCATCCTCCCCGAATGCAAGTTCGGTACCGTTGTACTTGAGAACAAGCCTGGAAGGGATGAGGATGCGCCCGCTGCTCACGTCACGTAACACGACAATGACAATAGGGCGTTTGTCCTCCGCCAACGCTTCAAAGTCCGGCGTATACTTGTCACTTCCCTTTGTCCATGCCTGGATAAGCGGACCATTGTCTACGCGTACATACCCGTTGACGGTTGTCCCGTTGCTCACCGCCACGATAGCCAGTGAAGCGGTCACTTGATTCTGGTTCATCGCTGGCCTCCTTTCCTTTTTCCGTCAGTCTTTGCCCCGGCCGGTTGTTCCGGACCGGTCACGCTGCCTTCACCCTCTTCCGACGCCCCGCTGTCGCTGTCCGGATTCGGCTCCTGGCTGAAACCGGGGTCTATTTCCTCTTCCTCTTCGGGTGTCACACTGAAACCGGGGTCGATGTCCTCCGTACCCTGCATCGCTTCCTGCTGTTTCTCTATCAGCTCTTTCAGTTCACGTGCCGAACCGATGATGTCGATGTCAAGAAGAGTACCCACATTCCGCATCTCACTGATAGGAATGTACACCCTGCCGTCCGGAAGGGTATTCATTATCCCAAAGAATTTGCCTTCGAGCTTTGCCTTTTCTACAATTACGTACATATTGATTAAAGTTTAAAGTTGTTACTCAATTATTCATATACCGGACCCGTGGCAATGAATACCGTCTTTCCGTCAATCTGTGAGGAGATAACGGCACCTTCCTCGTCTCCCATCAGGGACTCACCTGTGAGAAGCCCCACTTCCGCCCACACCTGGAAGATATGTCCTGCCGGAAAACCCTTGTCCGCCGGAATAAACTCCAACGTCCGCCCGCCGGTTGCCAGCACCTTCTCCGGCTCGCCCGGCTTCGCACTCTGGCCTTTCCATGTGATGCGGAAAAGGTCATCGTACTCTATACCGTACTCGCGGCGGTTGTCGAAGATGCGTACCTCATAGGCGCTCGGCTGCTTCATATCATCGGAAAGGGTAAAACCTTTTGTCTGGATAATTTCGCAATTTAAGGAAACGGCCATCTCCGTTTTTACCTCAATAACCTTTTCCAGCCGCCCGTCCGTAGGGGCCTGCGGTCTGCTGCCCGCATACTCACAGGCACGGCAACGGAAGCTTGCACCGGTGACATACTTCGCCTGATACATCAGCTTGCGGGTGTACACTCCGTTCACATCATGGCAGACAATACCGGGGTCATCCGGTGTAACCGGGCGGTATGCTCCGTTTTCAAGAATGTCCCAGAAATATGCGGCATGTTCATCATCCACCGGTTCAGTGCCTGTATAGAGCTGCGGTTCTATCTCCCTGTCCCAATAGCCGGAACGGTCGGCCAGACGCAGAGGGTCGGTCACCATCACGGAATCACCCTTCAGGCGCAACGAATACGCCTTGTTGTCATAAAGGTGCGCATAGGACTTCACGCTCCGTTCACAGCGGACCTCGCGGTTCGTACGAGGGTCCGTGAATATCGCGATGCCGAAATACTCCACCGGCTTCTCCGGCGGCGTGTTCTTCCGGATGGTAAGCGCGTATTTGGGCACACCACCGCTGCCGTCTGAAATGCTGTAATACTCACCCTCGACGATGCGGTTGGCCGACTTGTCACGGGGCGCACCCTCGAACCACTCCACCCCCGTGAGTTCCATTTCACCGAATACCGTCTTCTCGTCGAACGCCGATACCTTCGGTACGATGACCAGCGGTGTCAGGGTCCGGTCGGGGCTGTATTCCCGCAACTGTTTGTCATAGGTCTGCACGGGACTGCCCGACAATACTATTATCTCTCCCTGGATGGAAAGGGGACTCACATAAATACGCCCCTGCTGTTTGTTACTCTTTATTCCCATAGTTATAATATGTCAAAACCAAATCTCTGTTCTATCTGCTGCATTTCCCCTTCAACCGGAATGAATACCCGGCAAATGAAGGCAACGGACCTGCTTACAAAGCCGAAGTCTGAACCGACCCCGTGCTGGTTCCCGTTGTCGATATGGATGGCAAGCCTGTTTCCGTCCACGTACTCAGGCGTCCAGAGGTTGTCTGCCGGAACATTGCCGCTGTCACGGAACCATTCCACTTCGGTGGCACCGTCCGCCATCACATCATCCGTTATGTCAATTGTACCATAAAAAACGCGTCCGGACATTACCGTATCCACACCTCCTATGACGAATGCCTCCCCGCCTGATAGGGAGAGTTGGAGCGAATACCTGCTGTCGCCCTCAAGGAGTCCCCATGAAGGGGAGTTCCATTTAGGTTCGTCGGTTGTCTTGTCCTTCAGACACCCCCACTTGCAGCCAAGGTGGTAGACCGTATGCTGTTCCAGCAGGGTATATTCGCTGCCGGAAGGCTTCGACAACTCGTACTGAACAAAACGGTAAGGAGCGCCGCTCTGGGCCGTTTCCAGCGACCAGACACCCCGGTCTACCTTGTTGGGAACGACATCACCGTTATAATCGAACTGATAGAATTTCTCGGCAATGACCGTCTGTGCAACGATGCCAACATCTTCGGTTGTCACCGGCAGTTTTTCGAGAGCCTTGATGTTAGGGAGTTTTCCGATAGTCAGCGCATAGTTGTAGTCCTCCAATATCGGCTTATAGACATTGGACAAGAACATAATCCGACCTTCTCGCGAAGAAATCATCCACGACTGCGCCCGCCCGTTAAAGCCGCCCTCTTCAGGAAGCGTACTGTTACCCCTGCGGGTTACGTTGTAGCCGGCCAACGGCGGATAGTTCGTGCCGCCCGGCACTTCGCTGTCCGGATAGAGCACGACCGTTATGCTATTCTCCGCACTGTTGGTGGTAAGAATACGCATCCAACTGGTGTAATAGTCGGAACCGCCCGTAAGCAGTGTGTTAATGATGGAGAAGCAGACATCATTTTCCTGGAACTTCATGAAGTCGAAGTCCGTACGTTTCTCTATTTTCAGACGGTAGGTATTTTCTCCCAAATCCTCCACGGATTCTATCTTACCAATCTCGGTAAAGGAGTAGTCAGATTCCATTCCTTGAATCTGGTTTATTATCAAGTCAAGCACTGACAGTGAACCGCGGACTTCCAACCGTTCTACCTGTGCCCGGCCATCAGGAAATATCCCTGCACCCTTGCCAGCAATCATACTGTCTACGAATTCGCCGAACTCACCGCCTGCGAGGAGTTTCAAAAGATATTCAGTCTTATCGGACTTGTCTTTCCTTAAGAAAGTGACCAAAGACCTGCGTGCCGAGAATACATTGCTGTCGGAAGGGGCTGTCGTATCGTTCGTCCTGATTATATAGACCCCGTTTCCGCCGCCGGTATATGTCTGCCCCTTGTAGGTCAGGGAATCAATCTTGTCCTCCATATCTCCGATACGGGAATAGGGCATGCTCTCGCCGATTATGTATGTAGGGCTGTCCCAGGGCTTGTCAAGGTTAAACTCCCAACCGAGTATGCGGCTGTCGCGCCCGTTCTCAAAAAAAGCCCTGTTTACAAGGAACACTTTCTGTCCGAACTCATAGAAGCGTCTCAGCCGGTCGTTATACACCCATTCGGAATCAAGGGTCGTGTTATATGTACCGTCATCCCTTTTGCGTCGGTCAGCATACTCCTGCGCCTTTCCCTTAAGCTCCTGTTCGGCTTCTGGGGTATATCTGTCAGACACAAGCTGGATGTTGAAACCGGAAAGGACATACTCGTCGCCGTTTTCCGGACGAAGGGTATCATCGGGAAGCATACGCCCGTAATCCTCATTTCTCACGATTTCCCAAAGCTGCGCGCCGCGCATGTCGTCTTTGGGGTCGGGATTGAAAATGACACCGAACTCCATGCCGTTAAGTTTGCCGGACTGGAACCGGATTCTCAGTTCCTGGCCTTCGATAAGATATTCATCCTTGAACTCCAGCCCGGTATCCTTGTAGCGGTAGTAGGTGACGGTCTCTTTCGTGCCGTCCTCGTCCTTCACCTCTTCGGTGCGGATATGCACGTCGGATAATGTGCCAGTACGCCGGGGATAGACATTTTCAAATACGACAATGTCCTCTATCGCCTCCTCTTCGGACATGTCGGGATACACATCAATGTAAGGCGTGTCCGCGGGAAGCATCAGCCTGCGCTGGACTACGCCGTTGACAACCGTCTGCTCGTCCACGGGACGGTAGTCTGCCGGGATATTCCGGGTAGAGCCGAACGCATAGATTCTGGTCGCATAAGTACCTTTGCTGTCGCTGCGGGTCATGGCTGACGCTTCAACCCCTAACTCGATTCTGACGGAATCACCATATTCATTTCGCCCAAAATGGATTATGTTATCCGTTATCCAGCAGTCACAGTCCCATTTCTCCTTATCGGCCATGGAGAACAGGGCGTCAAGAAGGTTCATATTGTCGTACCTCATCGCAACGGCCTTGTTCTCCACTGTGGAATCTATGCTGAACTCAAACTCTTTTCCCTTGTATGTATATCCGAGTGCCTTCAGGTTGCGGAGGAATACGCCGAGCTGCACGTCAAGGGGTGCGGTCAGAGACCATGAAGCTTCATGGCCGGCATGTTCGGGAGTGTACTTGAAAATCTTGTTCTTCCACTTCCTGTAATACGCGTCCATGCGCAGCTCATAGTCATATCCCCCGGTAGAAGCGTTGAAGGCAGGTTTCTGCAAATCCACTATCTCATAGACCTTGGACAGCAGTCCGCCCAGGGACTCGTCAAGCACTCCCGACAAATCCACGTAGTCGCCGAGCTTGAAATACACCGGGTCGGGAACGCTGAACGGAAGGATGATATAGTCTTCCTTCATCAGGGTAAACCTGCCTTTAGCCCCGGCATTAATGGGGGTCGAAAATCTTGTCTTACCGGATATGTCTTTGATGTCTACCATAACGCATCCAAAGTTCGCAGATAAAAAAAAGAGTGCCCTATTTTGGACACTCATATACACGACAATAAATCCAATGTCGTGAATTAGGTTCTGTTTGCTGGGTTTGGCTCGTTAAACTTGGCTGAAATTTTTCCGAAAGTCCGGTCAAAACTCTGTGCATAAGCAACGCTTTTCCCAAGATAAATCAGATGATAAATCTCATTACTGTTAGCCGGAACTTGAATATCAACCACACCTTTATACAATTCTTCAAAGAAAGCTTTTTTCTTTGCTTGATAGTCGGATTGGGAATTTCCTTCAATTGTAAAAGAAAGTGTTATTTCCCGTTCATCTATTTTGGGGTCATTGATTATCACACGTTTTCCATGTTCCAACCGGGACTTATTTTCTATAAATTCTTTCATGGGTGATGATGCCCCAAGTACATCAAGAAAGCCCTCTCCCATTCTTACCCCCCATGTTGTGTAGGCGTCTTGGGTATTTATCAATAAATCTGACATAGTTTATAATTTAGATGTATTGTTTTTCACTTCTGCCATATCTTTCTGAATTTGAATGATTGGTTTTACAATAGCTCCTGTATTTTCCGAAATCTGTACCAATTCAAGATAAGATTGTGCTATCAAATCTCGCGTATCATCAGCGATATTCCTTGTTTCCGTATTTATGGAAAGTAGAGCATCTGCTTTTACTGTCAGTAGATTAAGTGATTGAGATTGAATAATATTCTGATTCTTTATTTCTTCTCCTGCAATCTGCAATGCTGTAAACCGCCCGTTCAACTCTTCGCCGGTATCTTGACTCATTGCCTGGAAGCCTTTGGATGAAGCTGACTGCTGCTCGGTAGAAAGAGACCATCCAAAATCTTTCATTAGCTGTTCTCGTTCTGCAAGCAAACTATCTGTTAATTGCGCCTGCATATCACGAATTTCTCGCGCTTCATCGGAAGACAGACCATCCTTCCCGTAATTCGCCCACGCATCATACAGTTCTTTGATTTTGTCCTTGTATTTATTGGCAATAAGTGATTGGAAGATGGCTTTCCGCAAATCCTTCTCAAAATTATTTGCAAAGTCCTCGTTGGTACTGTCCAAATCAGAAAGCAAATCAGCATAACCGTTTTTAAACTCATCGAAGCCTATTCCAGTAATAGCCTCTTTTTCTTTTTGTGCAATCTCGGTAAGTTGTTCTCCATAATCTACAATATTCTGCAAATAAGTAACAAAATCCTTGTTGACGGTATCAAGTACAGAAACCAGTTTTTCATCGGAAAGTATCTTTTCTATCTGTTCGGAAGACAAATCCCACAACTGATATTCCGCTGTAATCTTTTGCCCGACTAAACCTGAAATTCGTTGATAGTCCTCCTTGGACAATCTGTCATTTATACGGTATCCCAATGAGTGGGAGCCGGCACTTGCCCCGCTGGATGCAAGCTGCTTGATTAGTTGCCTTTGCCTGCTTATCTGAATATTTACAAGCTGTTCGGCTTCTTCTGCCGCTTTTATCGCTTCCGTCCCATAGTCGATGTCGATGTAGTCCATCTTCTTGGTTATAAGCTCATCCCAAATGGCTATCAATGTCTCATATTGGGCTTTCATGTTTTCGTAATCGGAATAGTCAGCACCGAACAACCCTTCAAACGCAGATACAACAGAAGAGATTCCACTGACTGCACTCATTGCACCTCCAACAATGTCACCGGACATGATTTGTCCGACACCAATGGCTGTAGTGCCCAATCCTCCTAAAGCATCGGTAACTCCTGTTATGGCGGAATCACTGACACCGAATATGTTGGCGATGTTAGAACCGAACTCACCCAATGCAGGAGCAAAAGACGTTACGGCATTTCCTATATCGGTGATGCCTTGACCGACTTTCTTGGAATCACTGCCACCCTTTTTTATGGCTTCTATCCCTTTCTCCAAATCAGAGACGAAAGCCTGCCATGGTGATTTACCTTTCAGCTCATCCTTTAGTCCCCTGATTGCATCCGTTACATCCTTTATGGAAATTTCACCCTTTTCTATCTTTTCAATGTCCTTATCGGTAAAGCCTATTCCTTTCAAATCGGCAATAGAAATATCTTTATCGGTACCGGACATGTATTCAATAAGGGCCTCGTACTTGTCTATGATGTCTTGAATAGCGGAAACGGATTTATTACTCGCATCCTCGAACAAATCAGCCATTGCACGGGTAGTTCTGCCATACTGTTCATCCAGTTGCTCTACAGCCTGATTCTTTTCGGCTACCTTGATGGCATATTCGGGGCTGTCTGATTGCAGCTTCGCTATCTCATCATCATACTTCTGAATAAGGTTCTTTCGTTTTTCCTGGTAGTTGCCGAACTCAATGAAATACTCCTGCCATGCTTTTTTGTCGGCTTCGAGCTTGGCTTTACTTGTTGAATCAATATCGCTTTCCCTTTTTTTAGCGGCATTGGAAGCCCATGTGCCAAGCTTCGCCTCTTGTTTGTCGGTCAGCTTTCCACCTTGCGCCGTTTCCCAATCCTTGCGCTGTTTTTTAATGGCATCCAGTTCTTTCTGATAGTCCAAGTCAATCTGAGCCAGCTTCTTTTCTGTTCCGTCAGCCATGAGGTTGATTTCATCCTGCTGGTTCTTACGGCGGAGGGAAAGAAGCTGTTCGCTTATCTTCTCTTGCTGCTTTAACTTTTTGCCGGCTTCCTTCTGTATCTTTTCCTCTTTTTCGTAGGCTTTCAGATGTTTCTCGGCTTCCTTGATTTTCTTCTTGCTTTCCTGGAAGATATTCTTGTCTTCGGAGTCAATCCCCTTGAAATCGCCTGTATTCATCTTCTTTCGCTTGACAGAATCAATCGCGTCAAGAGCGGCCTGCGCATCCTTTTTCTGCTTCTCCCAATAGGTTTTGTTCTTTACCTTCTCTTCTTTCTTCCCTGTACCTGCGGATGACTCACTTTCAAGTTGCTGTAGCTTCTTGTCGTACAGCTCTCTTTCTTTCTTGAGGTTATTGAGCGTGTTCATGATGGCTTGTGTAGCTTGCCCAGCCCCTTGTCTGTTTGCCTCCTTTAATCCATTCTTATACTTCGCTATATCTCTGTCCAGCATGATGAGTTTTGTCTTCGTGCCGATACGCTCGTTTCGCAGTTCCTCTTCGTTGATTTTTTTCTTGTACTCTGCTATGTTCTTCAACAAGAATGATTCCTTGTCATATTGGGGAAGCAGGTTTTTGTATGCATCCTTTAGCGATTCAATGGCAATCTTTCTCTCATCCGTAGTCCTTTTCTCATCAGATGCAATCTTGATATACTCATTAACATTTCTGTTTCGCTCTTCTCTCGCCTGCTTTGATGCTTCCTCTGCTTTATTGAATCGTTCTGTTGCTTCTGTGCATTTATCCTGGCTATCTGCCCATTTAAGCATATAGATACTGGAAGCAAGAGCCGCCGCACCTACCAGGGCGTATGGATTCAGCATAAGCACCTTATTCAGCTTGGCTACGCTTCCCGTCATTAGGTCTGTCACCATCTTCATGGCCGTAACCCCCTTGATAGAAGCCAACCGATTGGCAGCTTGAATTTTCCCCAAGGCGATATTTGCCATGAGAGCAGTCTTGTAAGCACCATAGGTGATAATAAGCCCTTCGATAACCATTCCCACCTTTTCGTAGTTTTCTACCAGGCTTTTGGCCGCAGAAATAGCGGTATAGAAAACACCTTCGCCTTTCTTACCCATTTCGTTGAGCATGGAGTCCCAGGCATCACCCAGGTTGCTGATTTGCCCCGTGAGTGATTTTGATTGTTCCTGCATCAGATTGAAGTACATACCGCCTTCTTTGGTCATGTTCTGGAAGGCTTGTTCCACCTCCTTGAAGCCAACCTTGCCTTGTGATACTAAATCTGATACTTCATCCTTGGTTACACCCATTACTTTAGCCAATTCCTCATAGATAGGAATACCACGGCCAGCGAACTGACGAATATCTACGGCATAAGCTCTTCCTTGCGTCCTGAGTGTGCCATACAGATAGGCAATGTCTCCAAGCTGAGCACCTACACCGGCCGCCACATTGCCGAGCATCACCAATTCCTTACCTACACTTTCCGCAGAGGAACCATAAGCCAGCATCTGCTTGGCCGAAGAAGCCACACCTTGCAGGTCAAAAGGAGTCTTGGCTGCAATATCAACCAGTTCAGCCATCAGCTTATCCGCCTTCTCCTTGCTCTTGAGCATAGTACCGAAAGCTATTTCAAGCTGTTGGAATTCGCCACGTACATTCACCATCTCTGAAATGAAAGATTTCAGAGCCGCCGCACCGCCGATGGCGCCAATGACTTTTCCCCAAGACATAGCAAGACTTTCATTGGTCTCGTTTACTTCCTCGCCATTTTCTTTGTATAGTTCGTATTCGTCACGCAGTTTCTTTACGTTAAGCCGTGCGCCAGCCTGCTGTTGGGTAAGGTCGAACAAGACCGATTTCTGCTCACTAAGTCTTGCATTAACAGACTTGATTTTGATGCCCAATCCGGTAACATCGCCATCGGCTTTCAGCGCTTCCTTGTATTTCTCTTTTAATCCTGCTAACTCATTTTTCAATTGTTGGATAGTTCCACGTTGAAATGTTATTTTTTCCGACAATCCATTCACTACCTGAGAAGCATCGAAGATTTTCCTTTTGAATCCTGTTTCCATCTCTGCTCCAGCTTTGGCTGCATTAGTCACCAACTCATCCAATTTTTGGTTGGATGCAGCAAGTTGGGCATTCAAAGCCTTGAAAGCAGCAGGAGACTGCGTGCCATCCATGCCCATTAACTCCTGCTTTAATTTTGCAATTTCATTACGAAGTCTTACAACTTCTTCCCAGTCACTACCTACCTTAAAATATAATTTCGCCAT